TCAATCGTCACCCAAAAATTCCCCGTAGGTGAGCCGACTTTGACGATCTTCACATCGACGAACTCCAACGGGCCAGCAGTATCGACCTGAAAGCCTTGTGAGAGCCGTGTGCGAGCCGAGGCGTCACGGAGTAGATGTTGCCCATCCTCACCGGCAATCACTTCTTCGTCGAGAAAGTAGTCCTTCTCCCGATGGAACATGATGCACTTGGACGCCCCATCGACCGCGCAGGCGTAGATGCCATAGTTCACGCTCGCCGCTTCCGATCCCGTATCAAGTCCCCCAGCCCCGCTCGCTGTCAAATCGGCTTCCAGCATGTCCCAGTCTGTGACTTCCTCGCCATCGTCCATCGTGATCGCGTCGGCATGAAGCAGAATGACCTTGTACGCGGCCTGATCGTTGTCGTAGTGCGTGCGCAGCGAGAGATTGCGAAAGCTCTGCGAACTGGAATTCGTGGACACGCTATCCCACATCGCCTTGGTGATGCCGAGCAGCATCTTGTAGGTTTTCCCGCCCGTGTTCTTCGTGCTCGCGCTTGTGCCTTCTGATGCGCGCGTAACCGTCAGCGTATCGCCAGACCGCGCCGTGACGGTCACAATCTCCTTGTTCGGATCGTCTGCCGGATCTGGGTAGTCCGTCGCGTTCCACCAGGTGAGCGGATAGGGGAACGTGGACGGCAGACGTGAGCCATGGCCGGCGGTGAGCGCAATCGACACATCCGCTGCGCCGTAGGTTGTGGAGACGGTCACTTTCCCGAAGTTGGTCACTGGTGTAGCCATGAGACTCCTTTACCAACGAATAACGATATACCCATCCGCCCCTGGCGATGGGTTAGTATAACTCGTGTCAGGATAGGGCGCGAGATCTCTCCCACGAGCACCGCCAGTTCGACCCCCGCCAACGGACACCGCATCCCCGATGCCGCTACCAGTTGAACCATCAGCCCCATCGTTAAAGCCTGGGTCAAGCGCCCGCGTCCCGCCACCCCCTGGATTGCCTTGACAGACGATAGACCCGCTGAACGACACCGATGAGGCCGTCCCATCTGATCCAGAGGTCCAACTATAGGAATCATCCGCCGATGTCGATATGCCTGCTACACCCGCCGATCCGACAACCAAATCCAGCGATTGACCAGGCAGGACGGAGAGAATCGTGACCGCTCGCCCGCTGTTCCCCCCATTGCCTCCGCTATATCCCCAGTACCCTGCCGCTCCGCCACCGCCACCGCTCCCGCCCACGCACTCAATCTCTACAGAGGTAACGCCGGACGGCACCGGCCAGGTATACGCGCCTGGCGTCCCATAGGTGACGCTGTTGCTCGTTACGCTCCCCGGCATTTGCACAACCACTTTCCCCGACTTCACAATATTCAGCCAGGATTCATAGGCGCGAATCTGCGAGCTGGATTGTGTCGCCTCGATGTCATACACCGGATATTGGATTGACTGCTCAGAGAGCATGGCCCGCTGGATGAGCCAGGTGCCCGAGGCATTGACCGCTGGGAGATCCACGGAGACAAACTGCCCGGCACGAAAGCCGTAGCCCCGCACGCGACACCGGAGCGTCTTCCGTGGCGTTCCGCGCGTCATCAAGAGCAACCGCGCCACGCCAATCCCGAGCAAGGTAAGGTCAGCGCCGTCGTTACTCGTCGGATGGGTGACCTCCTCCATCTCTTCATAGCGGCCTGTCCCGCCTTCAATGGCAAGGCGTTCTTCAATCTGATCGGCGTTCTCTCGCGTCACAACGGCCGTCTCTGCATCCTGCCCCGCACCTGGTGTGCCGGTCACAATGACAGTCTGCACGTTCCGGTAACCTTCCAGATCTTCCGTGAGCGATGAATCTTCTACCGTCGAGTAGGTCAACGGTTTCGGGGAATCCTGGTTACTCGTTGAGACGAATTGAATGGCCTTGTTGAAGTCCACGTACATGCTCTGTCCGGTCGCTCCAGCGATGTCACGGAGCATATCGAAGACGCGGCCGTTCTTCACATCGACAATCGGGATGCTCGCCCCTTGGTCAATCGTCCCAATGGTCAAGCCGTCGCCCGCCAGTTCGTTGTCAAGAATGGAATCAACGATATTCGCCACGGGTGCATCGGTGAAGTTTCGGCGCATCCGCCGCCGCGTCAACAGAATCGACCAGTCGGAGGACTCGCATTCATAGAACGTGGTGCCGAGATCAATCGACGGTTTCGGCTGGCAGCGTGTCATGAGCCCTGCAATCAGCACTTCCGAGTAGTACAGCACGCGGACCACATCGCCGAGCCGAGGCCGCGCCGTGGGGTTCACCAGGGTAAAGCTACAACTCATTGGCTGGCCGAGCGTGTCGGATATTTGCAAACTATCCACGCGGAACCAGTCCGCCCGATCCACGCCATTGATCTCCAATGTGAACGGGCGAATGGCCTGCGCGTCTGCGCTGTTGCCGTTATCCTGTTCGGTCGAGGCATACGCCGCGCCACCGAGCACGGCTCCTGCGAGCATCATGCGGGCACCCCTGCCATTCTGAGCACGCTAGGGAGATTGTCACTGACGGACCGCGCCAGCACGCGGCCATCGAGCACAATGGTCTGTTCGACCTTCTGCCCGTTGCCCATGCCGCCAAAGGCGCGTTGCATGAAGTCGGACCCGCGCGAGTTCAGCGGAATGACGGCTTCTGGTGAGCCGCCTTCACCAATCAAGGCATTCGTCGGTCCGTTGACGATGCCGCCGTTGGCGAACTTTATTGTCTTTGTTGCCGCCAAGGCAACCGCAATCGCGGCGACACCAAGTAGAATCGCTCCCGCATAAGGGATAGCAAACACCGTGGCCGTCAAGGCTTTCGCAATCGCCGTCAGGACGCCCATGACAAACGTACCGACCGCCGTGAGGACTGTCATTAGCGAGGCTCCCAACGCTGCGAATGCTCCGCCTACCGCCGCAAACATTCCCATGATCGAGGTCGAGGCCGCGCCCCATATCGCCGTCGTCGCTGCGGCTGCGCCTGCCTGCATGGATTGCTGGAGCGCCCACTGTGCGGCCAGTTGCACGCCGGTGTTCAGTGCCGCTTGGACAATGGCCATCTGCGTGGCTTCCCACGCCTGCTTGAGGTTGCCGCCCTTCACAATCACCTGTGCAATCCCACTCGTCCAGGTGTTGACAATCGAACCGATTGAGAAGGCGTTGCTCTGTACCACGGAGTTGAGTTGCTGTTCCCAGAATGTCGGGAACTGCCGGACGGTTTGCATACGCCTGGCTTCCGTCTCATCGTTCAGCTTTTGAATCGCGACGGCTTTGCGCTGTTCGTCAAAAATCTCCTGATCGATCAAGGCGCGCTTCAAATCGTACTCCGCTTGAATCAGGCTGAAGTTGACCCGCCGCGCCGCATTCGCTTTATCGCTCAACGAGGAATCCTGCTGGTAGTACTCGGCCTGCAACGTCGCCAGCCCTTGCACGTTCTCTAATTCCAGTTCGAGGATCTTGTTCCGGTCCCGATGCAACAACAGCCCGTCCTGAATGGCCTTGTTCGCCTGCTCCTCGTTGTGCGCAATCAGCGCCGCCGCTTCCGTCATATTCAATTCCGGCTTCAGCCGTTGCAGCGCCGTGATCTTCGTCAGCATCGCATCAAAGGCCGAGGTGTCCTGCGGGCGGAACTGCAATCCAGCGGCGAACTCCCCCGCCATCATCTTGTCGCCGAACGCCTGATTGCGCTTGTCGCGCCAGTAGATCTGCCGCTGCGTGCTTTTGACGATCCGTTCGCCGGCTTCTTCCTGCTTGCGGGCCTCCGCTTCGCGTGCGGCCATAAACTCTTCGTTGCTGCGCTTGGCTTCCTCGCCCAGTTGCTTTTGCATCTCCAGCGACTTCTTGACGCCCTCGACATCGAACCCTGGACCGCCTGCTTTCCTCGCCAGCTTATCCATCAGCTCCATCGTCTTAACGAGGGCATCCGTGGATTGCGCCCCGCTGTTGAGCACTCCGAAGAAGTTCGCCGCTGCACCAGTGCCGGTCGCCATCGCGTTGACGACGGACGTGACTGCCGGCGCGAGGAGTGCGCCCATCTGATGCCCCAGCGCCGAGGTCGCCGTGCCAAGATCATCGAAGGCCGTATCCGCTTGGTCAAGAGCGTTGAGCGCCTGCCCTGACAGCACTGCCCCCAGTTCCTTCGACCGTTCGACCGACGCCTTAAAGCCCTCTGCCCCTTTGTTCAAGACGGGGATGAGGTCTTGCCCTGACTTGCCGAGGAGGTCTGTAGCAATCGCCGTCTTATTCGCGCCGTCAGGCATGCGCGCAAAGAGTTCGGCGAGTTGTGACAGCGCCCCGTGCGTCGTGGTCGCCGTGATCCCCAGTTCAGCCATCTTGAACGCCGCTTGGCTATTGGGGTTCTGTGCGGCGACGAGTTGCTCAGAGAGTTTCTTGTTGACCGTCACCAGCGAGTCCATTGACAAGCCAGTTTGGTTCAGGATGGAGGTATAGCCTTGGAGTTCATCAACCGCGATGCCGGTTTTCTGGCTGATATTGGAGATCGTTTCCGCGTATTGCCCACCCGCCCGTACCATGGCAACGGCAGCGGTCGCCATGCCCAAGAACGCCGCCGCCCCGATCCGCCCTATGTTGGCAAGGCCTTTTTCAAAAGACCGCGCATCACCCTGGAGTTGATCGAGCGTCTTCTTGAGGTCTTTGGCGTCTGCCCCGATATGGACAACGAGTGAGCCGATATCAGCCATTGAACGCCCCCGCGATTCGCTTTAGTGCATCCATCGCTTCATCCGCCGTCATGCCGCGTTTCGGTTGCGCCGGTTGGAATCGTGGCATGAAATCATCGATGGTCAATTTATGCTTCTTATCCGCCTGCACATTCCACACGGTAGACGAGACAATCGCCGCGCGCAAGTCCTGGCGATACTCCCCGAACGGTTCCAGCTTGTAGTACGCCGCCCATTCCGTCAGTTCGTCGGAGGAAATGACGGTGAGCAACTCGCCCACCGTCTTTCCCAACGCTAGTGCTAGCTTGAAACAGAACTGTCGGTCTGGACGGCTGCGGAGTTTTTTAGCTTCTCCTCCACATCTTTATTGCGAAGTCCAGACAGCCGTTGCGCCACCTCGAAGCAGCGGTCCATCGCCGCCGCGTTCTTCTCGCCTAAGGCCGCGACATCGGCCTCAGAGAAGAGCAACGTGCCGGCTTCATCGCAGAGCGACAACGAGAGCAACACGGCTCGCGTGTTGTCGTGGATCATCTCCACCTTGTCGCCCTTGAGCTTGAAGCGCGAGGACTCAAACCGATCCCGTGCGCGTCCGTTGAGACTGCGCACATAGACCGATCCGCCCCATTCTGGCACCTGGACCTCTTCGATGGTCACATCGCCTGCCGACAGAATCTGATCGCGTGAGAGGCTCATGATACTCCCTTGTTTAGGTGTTGAGGGTGATGGATCCGGTGATCTTCAGGGTGATCGTCGCCGACTGGACATCGTCTGTCGGAAAGTCCTTGGCGAAGTTCGTGACGTAGGCCGCGAAGAGCATTTGTGCCGACGCGCCAGAACTGTTCGCCGTGGTCTGGATCAAGAAGTCGCGCTTGTGCCGGTTGGTCAAATCCGACCAGAGCAGCGCGTGCGTGTTATCGGCCGGCGTCCAATTCAGCTCGACGTCAATCGTCCCGGGGTCGATGAGGGACGGAATGAACTCTCGATAGTTGCCGGACGCTGCCGAGCTGTGCGTGGTGACGTCAATGGTCGAGACTTCCGTGCTCGGTCCCTTGATACCTTTGACTTCGCCAATCGTGGCATAGGTCGAAAAGGTGTTCGACCCGCTGGAGGCAGCGCCTCGCTTCAATAACGTTCCGTACGCGGCAATGGCATTCGTAGGCATAGTCAGCCTCCCTTGTGGTTAGGTCTGCGAGTACGGGTTCCCCCGCGTATGCTCGTAGACAGTGGAAAACCGCAAACCCTTCGCAAGGTGCGGCGTGGTTGCATCAATCTCAATGTCCAAATACTCCGGCGGATCGGTAAACATCGCCAACCCTGCCCAGGTTTCACTCGCCCCGATGCGCTGCTCTAAATCCGCCACCAGGCTATTCAGCATCTCGCCCCCGCTGCGGGTATCGGTCGAGGCGGACGTTTCATCTTGTCTGGTAATTGCCACGGCGTACCATTCCATCCGCCGGCGAACGCGCCCCATGACACTCTTCGTGAGTTCCGTCACGCAATCGCCTTCCTTAATCAGGACGGTTGGCGGATTGCCGGACAAATTGACCCCGCTTTGGTTGTACCGCTGTACGCTGTTGATCGTGTTGGCGTAGCCGTTAGCGATGGTCACCTCGGCCACTGCCGCCGCGATCTTCTTCATAATCTGCTCTTGAATACTGTCAGCCATTCAAGCCTACCGTCTGTTTCATCGCCTTAATCATCGCTTGCTCCGTGCCGCGGTAGGAGGCTTCCGCCACTTTACGGAGGACGGCCGGCGACTCCCGCTGAATCTGTTGCGCGAACTTGAGCCGCGCTGGAATGACTACTTGCGGCACCAAGGCCACCACCCGCTCGCGCGCCGTCCCCGCGTGTTCCCGAATCGCGAGATAGTTGCCGCGCGACGGACGAATCGTCATACCCTGTTCATGCACATTGAGGATGCGTGAAATCCCGATCTTCCCGCGCACGTTTGAGGATCGGTCGCCGCCGACAAAGGTGAAGACGTTCTTGCCTTTGGCGAGCGGCCCCCCCTTAATCCCTGGTGCACCTTGCAGTTGTGCGCGAATAAAGGACTTTCGCATCCGTTGCGCCCCGCGCTTCATCTCCTGGCGCATGTAGCGGACGCGCAGCTTCTCCGATTCGCTGATGCCTTTGACAAAGGCCGTCACGCCAGAGACGGTCAAGGTGCCGAGTGCGCTCATTGTTCAATCACCCGCATCAAGAGATCCTCTTCCAGCACATCGGTACTGGTCAGTGTCACCAGAAACCGCAACCGGTAGTTCACGCCATGCGAGCCGCTCTGCACTTTGATCCGCGCTTGCGTGCCGCTGATCGTCGCCGTGGTCCCTGACAGGACCGTCCCTGACGCATCCGCGCCGTTCGGGTCCGTGGCCGATACGGTGCCGCTGGATGGGCTCGCCCCGCTGGGGAGCTTGCCTTGAAACTCCAGCGCAATCGTGTAGGCTTCTGCGGGCTGTTTCGTGAACGTCTGCATCCGTGCGCCTCTTACGCCAAGGTGATCGAAATGGCTGAGATCGCAAAACTCGCCGTATCGCCGCTGGTGATCGACTTGGATGCCGTCAGCGTGCCATAGCCCCACACATTCGGCGTGGCCGCGCTGGTGAGGTGATTGGCGATGAAGAAATCGACCACCGTGCCCCATGACCCCGTGGCCGTGGGATAGGTCAGTTGCACCGCGTTCGCCAGCGCCCCAGCCGAGGCGTTGCTAAACGTGGTCTTGTTGTTCGTCGCGGCCACTCGCGCGTAGCCGTTGCCGCTCGGTTCGGTAATGTTGCCACCCGCATCGGTGATCGTCGTGGTCGAGAGGCCGACGTACCACAGCGAGGGCGTGGTATTGGCGCTTGCCCCGAAATAGTAGTCCAGTACCATCACTTCGCCTGAATCTGTAAGACTTCCCATCGTCGCCCCTCCTTTTACAGTGTCCCGATTGCCTCAAAGAGAAAACTGC